AAGAAAAGTGGAAACAAGTAAATTAGGAAAATAAAACCATTATGGAAGATTTTCTTCTTGAATACAAAGCGAGAAAAATGAAAGAGTCTACTTTAAAGTAGTATAAAAATGATTGTAGAATTATTCTTTTGTTTGTATTAGATAATTGTGGTAATAGACCTCTCACAGAATTAAGAAAGAAAGATTTTCGTAATTTAAGTTTGTGGTTAAGTGACACTTTGGGGGTATCTAATGCTCGTACTAATAGATTGATGTCATGTTGTCGTTCAATGCTTACATATGTTGAAGAGGATGATGATTATGATTATGATAACAATTTAGCAGCAAAAGTAAAAGGTCTTCCTAAAGAACATGTAAGAGATATTGTTTTTTTAGATGATAGCGTTATTTTAGAACTTGTTGACAAGTTAATGGAAAAGAAAGATTACAAGAAAGCTACATTGGTTGCTTTACTTTACGATTGTGGTTCTCGTAAAAATGAAATTGCGCAAGTTGAAAAAGAAAGTTTTTATGATGAAAGCAAAAATCTTACTAACAAACTGATTGGAAAGCGCGGTAAAATTTATAGGGCAGTTTATCATTCTTTAACTAAGAAATGTGTTAAGAAATATTTAGAAGAGCGCGGAGAAGATGATGTAAAAGAACTGTTTATTACAGAGGGTGGCTTTCCTGCAAGGGCAGAGGTGCTTTATGATTGGATTATTTCTTTAAGACCAATAGTTGAGGAAATTACTGGTAAGCCTTCAAATCTCAACGTTCATACGTTTCGCCATAGCTTCATCCAGAATTTATCGGATGGAACGCATTATTTATGCAGGGAATAGAATTTAGGTAAAGTACCTCTTGATAAAATTAAATTATTAGTGAATCATTCTGATATTTCCACTACAGATTCTTATAGAAAAGATACCAGTCTTGAAGAGATTGGTGAACTGTTTGGAATTGACATGGATGAATAAAAGGATTAAAAGGAGAGAATAAAAATGGCAGATGAAAACAAACTTTTATCTGATGAAAAACAGGTCGATTTGACCAAAAATGAGCAGAAAGACGAGGAAAAAGTTGAGAAAATTACTGTTTCTGAGTTAATTCGACAGACGAAAAAGTTCTTGGACGGTGAAATTACTCCAGAAGAATTTGGTCAGCTTGGAGATAAGATGACTATTAGAAGCTATCTTCCTATTCTTGATAAGATGAAACTTATTATGATTTTAGTATTTACTATTGAGAATGAAGATGCCGAAGATGCTTCTCTTAAGAGTATTATTATGAAGAAACATTTGTTCTTCGATGTGTTGCTTGGACAGTATGCAATGATTGATGTTTCTGAAAAAGCTTTGTGTACTTATACTTCTTATGATTTATTATACCCGCTGTTTTCTGAATTTATTTTAGGTTTTTGTAAAAAAGATTATGATGAATTTGTCGAGATGTTGAGAGACGCTATCAATTTTAATAATCTTAATAATTTCAGCGATATCTTTGAGAACCTTGATTATAAAGAATTGCAGAAAGCTGCTGATAGAAATAGAATGATGATTGATGCTCTCAAGGAAAATAAAGAATTAGTTGAGCATCTTAAAGAACTCTATGGAGCTACTTCGGAAGAGAACAAGAAGCTTACCAATGCACTTGAAAAAGCAGTTATTGATAAGATTAATGCTGAAGGTGCTAAAGAATTAGAAAATAAAGAATCTTAATATAGAAAATATATATAAAGCTGCATCATTTTGGTGCAGCTTTTAAAATAAAAGAAGGAGGTCATAAATGGAACAAGTGTTACCAAATGCAGTTTCAAATGCATTGAAAAAAGAAATAAAAGAAACTGTAGATGCAACTAAAAAGATGTTGCCAAGTAGAGTGATGGCAATTAAAATAGAATTGTTAAATAGTTATACAGCAATATATAAAAGTGTGTTTAAAAGTGTATTTGATAACTATTATGGAGATTTATATGATGAAGATTCTCTAATGTCTTCTTTGTATTTTGGACAAAATAGCGATGCTACACCTTATTGCACTTACAACACAGCGAAATTTAAATTTAGCAATAAGAACTATAGGGAAAAGAAAAAATTTAATCCTAATGCTGTATCAGAATCCACGGTAAAGAATTTTAGAAATGAAGACGAAGCTGCTGGATTATTTATTGATTAGTTTTTTTAGGATGATGATTAGGAGTTTTTATCTTCAAATGGTAAAATGGATGAAGATTCTCAAGAAGATGTACTTGCAGATGTTAGATTAGATTATTACAATTTTAATCCTACTAACCAAGGGATAGACCCAAGCACATTACCTTCTATAGATGAAACCTATAGAGTAGCTCGTTTTAGAGCACAACAAGAATATGAAAAATAGTATCTGGTTGAATTGAAGCCAATGATTTATAAAAAATATGGAATTCAATTAAAATAAGGAGGAATAATACATGGAAGACTTACTGAAAAGTTTGGAATAGAGAGTAGAAGATATTCAAACTAAAGCGTATTCTGATATAAGAAAGACTTACGGTTTAGATGAAAAAGGTAAGAGTACTGGTTGGGCTATAGATACAAAGAAAGCCCAAGAAGCTACTAAGCGTCTAACTAATAATGGCACTCAAACTAACGATGTTATTGATATGTTGAATGCTCAAAGAGAGCAACAAATTTCTAATATGAAAAAGTCTACTGAGACTTTAAAAGCTAGTAGACAAGGGCAAAACAACAAGAACAAAAAGAAAATAGCTGCAAATGATGCTAAGAATCAATAGTTAGAACAACAGGGTATTGATTATATCAATTAGCAAGCTGATATGGCTATTGATATGATAAAACAAGCTGAAAATTTTCAAGGAAGTGTAGACGAGCAAAGGAAAGCTTACGAATTTATTTATCAAGCTTTGACACAAAAGGTACAAGAAAGAGGTCAAGAGCTTATAGATAGAGCAAAAAGACTTCAAGAAAAGAAATCTGGCTTTACGCCTATTGATACTTCTAAAGAAGAAGCCAAATTAGCTACTACTGTTCAAAAAATGGCTGTAGATGTTGGTTTGTCTTTGAATTAGGGGATTACCAACACAGGAACAAAAAAGCCAACTGTTGCAAAAGCTACAAAAAGCAAAACAGTTAAAATGCCAACAACTCCAAAAACAATGGTTAATAGTGCGGTTAAAGCTGATTTTGTAAAAGCCATTTCTTCTAAAGATTTTGATACTTTTGATGGAGTGGAGGCTATAATTAATTAGCTTTCCAAATCTATTCAAACTTAGAGGAATGTTACTGAAGAAACGGCTAAAAAAGAGGCAGAAAAATACAGAAGCAGTTTTAATTTAATTACTAAAAATTCTGGTGGAATTTCTGGAGCTTTGTCAAAATAGCAAATTGAATCTTTTGGTGGTACTTTTGCTTCTGACAAAGAAAATATTCAAGGTCATTCTGTTGAAGTCTATAAGAGTTTAGATGCTTTAATTAATGGCTTTAACGAAGGAGCGAAAGCTTCATTAACTGGTGCTGAATATAGGAACAGACAAAAAAGTAGAGCTGGACAAGATGTATCTAATATTACGGGTGGCGGTAATAAGGGATATGGTACTACTCGTGATGCCTTAGCAACATTTGTTGAAGAAGCAGAAAAGAAAGGTTATTCTGTTTATTTTAGAAGAAATGGTTCTGAAATTCAGGCTATGCTTCTTCCTTTAGACAAAGAATACAAATCAACAGATTGGAAAAAAGAGAATAATATAAAAGTATCTTTTGCAGTTGGTGATGGAACTGGTAGAATTGCTGGTGGTAGAATCAATCAAGCTGAAGTTGCGACAGAATTTATCCCCACTGGAAAATTGAAAGAAGATGGCACTCCTGAAGTAAAGGGTGTCAAAGTTATGGAAACTGCCGAAACTTTACAAGTTAAAGATGCAACTTCTATTTTAAGAAATATAGATTTTACTAAATATTCTTCAGACCAAATTTCTCATCGTTTACAATCAGGCGCAAATAGAGCTATTAACAAAGTATCTTCTGTTACGATGGGTTCTGAAGCAAGAGAAGATATTCAAGATTCTAATACTCGCTATTCTGGTAAATTAACTGAATTAGAAGCTATGCGTTCTACTCAATATAGTATCGCTAGAGAAATTCAGTCTACTCTTAATCAAAAAGATGTTAAAGAGGCATTAAGTGGCTATTTTACAGGAAATAACGAAGGGTATAAAGCAAATTACAATGCTTTTGACCCAAGTAAAGAATTAACTGACGCTATGGCTAATGCTTGGGCGTTGGCTATGAAAGAAAATTTAGACCCAGATACTATAGCTGATGAACTGGTTAAATTCATTATGACCAGTGATGCTTTTAAATATTATAGAAAAGCGGCCAAAGAAATTGGTGCGGCGATGCCAAGCGATTATACTGGTGAATCCGAGGGTAAATTTGCTCTTGGTAAAAATTACACCGTATCTTCAAGACAATATGTTCCTTTTGGTCAAGGTATAGACGCAACTCAAAGAAGTTTATCTCAGGCTTTTGATACTTTAAGATTGTCTGAAAAAGCTCTTGTAAGTAGAGAAGCATCTTCTGATGCCATGAGTCAAGTTGTTACTACTACTCAGCAAGCTTTGGATGCTGGTATTGATAGAACAGATATCACACATAAGAGATATAAGAGTTATGGTTTAACTCAAAAAGAATTTGATGAAGCTGAAAGAGCGTACTATCAATCTTTCAATCCTCAAATGGCTGGTGAAAGCAATAAAGATTATACACATAGAATAGATTCTATGTTGAAAGATATGACCGATGTTGCTTTAGTTACAGACAAGATTATTGCTGAAACTGAAAGTATTCAAAGGAATGTGTCTAAAGCTACCAATACTGAAGATATTGTTTTAGATTTCTTAAATCAGTTCGGTGTAGATATTGATAGTCTTGCTTTTGGCGATTATCAAACTGGTTCAGTTATTGATATTAATCAAGCAGTTGGCAAAGACCAGTTTAAGATGTTCTCTAAAGATTTCTCTGTAAATGAGGGGGATTTACTGGTTGGTCTTGAGAAAACTGATAACGGCTGGAAATTATTGGTTGACAGACTTAGACAAGTTGAACAAGGTGTAAAGCTTGTTGATGAAGGTGGTAGACGTTTAACTGCTGATGCAGAAAAACAACATGGAGTAAGTAAAGCTGATTTTGTTAAACAGTTTTGGGCTGCAAGAGGTAAGAATGCTATTGCTGATGCTGATTATTTGACTTTACTTAATGATGATGTAAAAGAACGTAATTATTATTCTGAGTTTATGGGTCAAATAAACACCATCATTGATAAGGCTTTGGAACAAGGCTCTTCTCTTGAAAACATTTATAGTAATTTACCTCCTCTTCTTCAGAAGATGTTTGAAATTCAAACTGTAACGGGAGAGAATGGAGAAGAAAAGAAATTACTTGTTGATATTACCGATGAGAAAAATGGTGTTGTTACAAACAAGCGAGGCGAAGATGTTTTTGCTAATCCAGAGGAAACATTAGCTTCTTTTAAGGGAATCGAACAATCTGCATTGGCAATTTTTAAGCGGATTGGTAAGAGTGCTTCTGAAGCATAGGCAATATATGATTCTATTAAAGGATTAGCTTCTCTTGGTATTGGACAGCACAATATTTATCCTTATTCTAATGCTTCTGGTTATGGCAGTGCAAATACACTTGAAAGAGATGGACGTGTTACTGATGACTGGAAAGTAAGAAATGCAAGACAAAGAAGTTTAGACTATATTACTAAATCTGCTGCTGGTCAAAGTAATCTTAAAGATAGAGAAAAAGTTATTGCTGGTTTGAAGAGCTTAAAAGCTCAACAAGAAAAACAAGATAACACATATGGCAAAAAAGGTTTAGAGGCTCAAAAAGTTCGCAAGAATTTAATTGCAGCTAACAAATCTCTTAATAATGTTACAGATTATATCACTGCCAAAGGAACAAAAGATGTTGAATTTAGAGTTCAAGATGGTCAAGTAGTTCTTCAAGCTGGTGATTAGGTTTATTCTGATATTCTTACTGACATCAATGCTTTAAGACATTCTGGTAAGATAAGTGCGGAGGAATACCAAAACTTCGCTATGGAAAGAGCACGTCAACTTCAAAAAGAACTTTCTGCTTTAGAAGGTTCTGAAGGCGAAGCTTATGCTCGTGGTAATATTGTATTAAATCTTTCGGATTCTTCCATTGGTGGAAAGAAATATTTACTTGGTGATGCTGGTGCGGCTATGTCTCCTGATGGAGAATATTATTCTGGCGCTATTGATAGTGCTAACTCTGCATTGCTGCAAGCTGCTACAGAATCCCAAGAAGCTTTTGAAAAAGCGAAGCAATATGCGGCTGATGTGTATCATAAGCTTGGTAATACAAAAGATTCCGAGCTGGTAAAACAAGCCACTCATAATTTTGTGCCTTACTCTGCTTTTTCTGTTGCGGCGGGTACTTCCAAACTTGCTGATTTAACTGATGAACAAGCTAATACGGTATATATTTCTTCTAAGAGATTAAAAGAGTTAATGAGTAGTGCTACTTCTGCTACTAAACAGGATAGACTTGAAAATGTTAATAGACTGTTTAGTACATTAATGGCAAAGTCTACTAAAGAGAGTGGACAAAGAGCTATTACTGCTATGTCCTTAAAGTCTCGGTTTGAAGATGGGAAATTTACTAATAAACTCTCCGAAGAGGATTTAAATCAAATCGAAGAAGAAATTATTGGTGCTATTATTGGCGAGATAAAGAGTGGCAATAATACTTTCACTACAGAAGTGGGTCGTTATCCTTATACTCAAGGTGTGGAAGGATATACTGCAAGACTTGGCTTGGACGAATCTGCTGGCGATACAATTAGAGTTAGTGCTGGTTTAGCTGAATTGTTCCGAGGAGACTTTGACGGTGATAAATTCCGTATGGCTCTTAAGGTATATGAACAATATGGTGAAGATGAAAAACTTGCAGAGGATTATATCTTAAAATACAATGATACTGTTGCAAGTATTATGAACCAGATTCAAAAGCAAAAAGCTCAAAATAAAAAAGTCGATATAGATGATAGCTGGAATAAGATTGCTCAGGATTTGTCTAAAAAATGGATAAATAAAGATGCTTCTGAACAAGCTAAAATGGCTTTCGAAAATGTTGGATTGTTCTCTGATGCCGCCACTAAGACAAGAGAATCTATGTATAAGACAGGATTTGCTGATAATAATGGTGCAACTTCTGCTGTACAATCTGCTCTTATTAGAGCTACTATGGAATCTTTTGAGCAAGATGCTATTTCTTCTAAAAAGATTTATGCCAGATTAATTGGTAAAGAAGGAATGAGCGAAGACAAAGCTTTATTAGCTGTTAAAGATTTGGTCAGTGCGATTCACGAAGGCCGTTTTGCTGATACTGATGACCAAAAAGGCTTTTTAACTATCGCAAAGAATCTTAATGTTCTTGATGAAATAATGAATGGCAAGCAGTTTGAAACTGTTGCCTCTCAAATAATCGCTGGTGGAGATAAAGCTTAGATTGACGCTCTTACAAAGATGGGTGTCGCTTCTGTTGACAAAGAAGGTAAATTTGCTTCCTTTAATGGAGCAACAATGGACAATCTTATTGAAGCTTTTAATAGCTTTGAAGCTTATCTTAAGCCAATGGGGTTATTACTTAAAGATGCCACGAATTATTCTAAAGCATTAGACCCTTATCGCATGGTTAATGGAGAATTAAGAAAAGATAAAACTTATCTTAATGGCAATGGCGAATGGGTAAGAGCTTCTGAAGATGAAACAGAAGAAACTGTCGAAGGTTCTGTTATTAACGCAAAAGGCAATGTTATTGTTAATGCTCAGAATGGTAAAGTTGTTGTTAATGCTGGTAGTATTGATGTAAATGGTGCTACTGAAGTAAAAGCAAATGCTCCTGTTGCTCAAGCAAATCAAACAGCTTCTCAGACTAATTCTATTGATAAAGCGGCTAATTTGAAAGACGCAAGTGGCGAATGGGCTAAGTTTATTGCGGCTGATGTTGTGAGTGAACTTGGTGAAGGTCATTCCAGAACAATGAAAGTCGGTGATAAGACTTATTCTTCTGAGGGTGGAAATCTTAGGTCTGTTACTTAGGTAACTACTGCTCCTTATGAAGATTACAGTAAATTCCCGAATACTACTCAATCTGGTAATAAAGCTTCTGCATTGGGTACATTTGCTCATGCTATTGTCGAAAATATTAATAGTAAGACAGATGAATTATCCGAAGAGTTTATGCAAACTTTGGTTGATGAAGTTAGGAAATCTCCTTAGCTTGGTGGTGCTGGTTTATCTGTAACTTCAGAAGATTTGCAACGTCAAGAAAATCGTGCTCGTGATGTAGTTGATGCGGCAAGAAAATCTGGCGCAATGAATAATTCTACGCTTAAAGAACTTAAACTTGGTGGAGTTATTGGTAATCGTGCTTTTGCTGGTACTGCGGATGCTTTGACTTTTGGTCAAAAAGTTAATGGTAAATACGCAGATGTAACTGTTGCAGACTGGAAATTCTCTAACAGTGGTGGAGAAGATGACCCACGGATGCGTGCCGCTCGTGTTTTACAAGCAAGTACTTATCTTAGGATGGCTGAATCTGAATACAGTCAGGTTGTTGAAAAGTTAAAGCAAGCTCAATCTGAAGGTAAATCTTTTGATAATTTATCAAGTGATTTGAAGACAAGAGTTGCTGAACTCGGATTCGAAGGCTTTGATAAAGACTCTGGGGCGGGAGATATTTCTGCTATTATTGAAGATGGTGAAGCTCGTGTTGAAGCTTTTGCTCGTTCTTTCGTGCAAATTATTAGAAGCTTTACAAAGGATGGTCAATCTTTTGTTGAAACAACTAAGGGTAAAGCTGCTTCTATGGCAACTGTTGCCGAAGGTCTTGAAAGAGGCTCTAAAGGACAAGGTATTCAACAGGATAAAATTCTTGCTGAATCTCAATTTGCTACCACTGGTTACTATCAGAATGGTGAAAAATTAAATAATAGGCCTCAATTTATTACTGATAGAATGAACAGGAATACAGGTTTCCAAAATTCTCAAGGTAATAAAGATATTAAGGACTATCTTAATAATCTTAAGCAACAGATGAAGTTGCAAGAAGAGATTCAAAGAACAGATTTAAAAGTTAAT